CACCTGATACCAATGTTTCCTGCTTACCATTTCTCCCCTGGTTAACAGCCTCACCGAATAGATCAGATAGATCATCCGGGCTCATTGGATATTTAGTAGGCTTAATCATAAATCACATCTAAAGTTACTTCACCTCCACATTCAAAAGAATTATATACAGATGCTATCATCTCCATTCTTATCCTTCCATCCCCATTATCATAACATACTCCATATTCTAAGAATGTAGCTTGAGATTGTACAGGTGGTTTTTGATTAAACATATCAATTAAATCAGTTAGATTCGTTTGATTAGTGCCATAGGATGCAGCTAAGTAATTACCATCACATCTATATACTATTGAATTCATAGGAGTAGTAGAAAAATCTACTATTTGACTATATACTGGTATAGTTATGTATACGGAATTAGATTGATATTTCTCCTGCAGTTCACTATTCAGATATATCTGCACCTGGATAGCATATTCTGCTGGCTCAGGATCAGCAATTATATAGATAATTCCATCATCAGTAACTGATTCACTACCTGCCTCAATGCCATTCTCAAATAATGTGATATTGATACCATATATAGATAGCTTATCATTGTACTTAAAGTAGCAATAAAGTACATCATTATCTATATATGCTACAGGTAATTCACTGAATAAACTAGGTGCAAAACTTAATATGGTAGTTAGAGTACCTTCTACTCCTTCGAGCTCAGCAGATACTATACATTGATACATATCTAATCCTATAATATCTATAGTTCTATCCGTACCTACTATCTCATCATTATATCTCCATTCATATGTAATAGATAGTACAGTATATGCAGCTCCAGTGATAAGAATAGCCTCTAATCTATTTGTTTGCCCTTCTTCATATGTGATATAACTATTCGGAGATATTGGAAAATTATCTGCATCAATAGCACTGATATTAGTTTCACCTGAATAGCTGTTAACTACTACCGTACCATATCCATCAGCAGCTCCATTAAATGCAGCCATTCCGTATCCGCTTTCAGCATCAAATGGTTTCCCCCATCCTATATCATTTGCCATTATTCTTAGTTAAATAGGTTAATAGTTTTTTTACGTTTGTAGGCTTTGGCCTATTTTGCTTTTTTACAGCACCCATCCTATGTTATAATTGTTAGTATCTGGATACATATCCCCGTTAGAATTCTGATTATATTCTGGGAATAGGTTATTATTAAAGCATAGATAATCAATCATTCTCTCAGTGTAATGCTGTGCTATCTGCCGTTGCTTATCAATCAATAGATCTAGCTCTGCCTTCTCAATAGTATTAGCATTCTCGCTAGTATGTTTGAATATCCCCTTGTTAGCTATCGTATATGCTGCAAATGGCAGATATTCCACCATAGCCCAATGAATTAGGGATGGCTTAACATAGGTATTAAGTAGTGTTCTATAGTTCACTGGCACCCCATCCCCTGTAACCTCAACGCTACCACCTGTACCTGGGAATAATGGTAGGCCATTCAATGTAAGTATATCCCCTACTTTGTATCCTGTACCTGCAGCTCCAATGGTAAAAGTAGAGATACCCCCTCCAGATGTACCGGTGATAGTGATAGTACATCCTGTACCTGATCCACCTGTGGTAGGATAAGTACCTGATCCATATCCTGTACCTGGTACATTCAATGTAGCAGATGTAACTGTACCAGTATTATTCTTAATATCGGTTTTTAGCTTATTGAATAACCTAGTACCTAGGTAATTCTGCAGGTGAATATCCTGTGCTACCTTTATCCATTGGATAAAATTATCCGTATCCACGTTACCATTGGTAGCAGTGAATTTAACTAGATCCTGTCTTGTTATAAATAGTACTTCCATTATTTATTATAATCTGGGTGATGTCCATTATTCGGCATATCTATCGGAGGAGTATTAGCATCTCCTGATCCTGTTGGATTAGGTAGGTAGCTCTTAGGTATAGATGCTACCTGCTCAGATGAACTCAATGCTTTATCAGGCCGATAGGTGCCATCAGTATTTTTCTTTAATCTATATAGCTGCTCAGTCCAGAAATGTCCACAATTTACTCCTCCTTTGAACTTGAATAAATCATATGGCTGGCCATTGTGCCCTAGCTCCTCATTCACTCCTGCTCTACTTGCAGCATCTATATCCTCCAATCTGTATACTACTCCATTGTTAGTACGTCTCATCATTTGTTTGCAGAAATCCCTGCTGTTATCCTTATTGTATCTTTCAGAATATCTGTAACGTACCTTATATACACTCTTATCTAGGTAGCTGAATCCATTAGGGTTACTCTTAATGAATCCGCTTAACTTCTCCAGGATAGTTTCCTTAGGCTTAATCATGCGAGTAGCCCACTCTTCTGTGCTGTCATTCTTATTGGACCATTCTCTCTCATCTACCAGCTCCCATTCATCCTCATTATTCTGCTCACCTGATAGATTATCTAGCACATTATATAGCACCTCATCAGATACATCCTCTTTTTTTAACTGTACAGGAGTAGGTTTCAATCCTACTAGAGATCTAATCTCATCTGCTGTCATTGATTCTAGGACCTTGTTAGCTACTAATGGGCTCATCACATTGATAGCATCAGTAACTTTAGTAGCTTCATCCGTAGTAGTTAGATCACCCTGTGCATCTAATGGATTCAACGTCTCAAAATATAGCTTTAATGCTATGTTATTATAGGATAGAATCTTATCGAATGCATCTAACATAACCTCCTGAAGCGGAGTAATTACCATGTTATTGAATAATATAGCACTATTTTTGAGCTCATCTGCATTAGCACTGAATCCTGTAGTGGTAGCTATCCCGAATAATAGCGGTGATGTTACGTTATGTCCTATTAATATCTTACGTACACACTCTTCAGATAGGTATTTATATAGCTCAGGAGCCTGCTCTACCGGCATATTCTCAATAGTAGCTGCAGTTTCTTTAGATGTGTTGAATGATACCACTAACTTATCCCCCTGTGGGCCTGTTAGCTTGTTCATGATATCACTCTTAATCATCTGCTGCTGCTCCTCAGATGGCACCCCATTATTAAAGTTAATGATAGTGCTAGGGCTGAATGAGCTCTTAACCAGGTTAATCATATAATCAGATGTCTCCTCCTCCAGTACGGCATATGGAAGTGCCCCCTGATAATCTGGATAGGAATAGTATTTCATCCCCACAGAGTAGGGCTTAACATATAGTATCTCTATCTCATCCTTTGACGTACCAAATGCAGCTATTCTCTTAGGTGCAAACTTTCTGATATCTGCCCAGTTATCGGAGTAGTAGTATCCTGTTACCTCACCCTCCTCATTACATTTCTCAGCTCTTAATAGATGTACAGGGATGTGATGTACCTTAGCTATTTTTTTGTGGTCCTTAGTGTATAGTACCTGGATAGCAAACTGCCCCATCATTTTGAAATCCAGGGCCATCATTCTGATATCATCCTTCTCAAATAGGCTCATCATCTGTGCATATTCGTTAGGTTTCTTACCAGCATCCAGTGCCTTTAATCCTTTACCGTAGATTAATCTAGCTACGTTATTGATCACTGCAGAATTGGTAGTGCTGTTGATGTATCTATCTAGGAGCCATTGGAAGTGCTGATTATCCTCCCCGTATTCCACCCATGAATCTCTTTTAGATTCCTTTATTACAGGAGGTTGATAGGCCGCTAGATTAATTACGTGTATATTATCCATATTAGTACATTAAAAATTCATTATCCTCTGTAGCAAAGGATTTATAAGTATTTTGATTAGGAGTATAATTAGCTGCTATCTGATCAGTGCAGAATATCCTGTCCCGGTAAACATCATTCCCATTACTATCTCTTAGCTGTAGCCTGTAGTATTTTCCTTCAGCTAAATTGAATAGAGCAGTGATCTGAATATAGTATCCCTGATCCAGGATATTAATCAATGGGATGTTAGTAGTTACACTAATGTTAGTAGATTCATCAGTTATTACCATAGATGTAGGGGTTAATCCCCTAGCTATGTATCTAATGGCCTGTGTAGTAGTTTTATTAGTAGTAAGTACTATCATATAGATATAACTCAAATAGTTAAAATTTGTTTCTAAAAAGAAAGGGGAGCTAATGCCCCCCTCTCAATATAGCGAAAACCCCTAAACGCTATTAAGTAGTAACTAATGTAGGAGATCCTAACAAAGTAAGTAAATCAGCTTCAGTAGCACAATCTAGGAAGTTCGCAGGCTTCTCCTCCATGGCTTCAAAAGTTAATTGATAACCATTAAAATCACCATACGCAACTCCAGAATTAATACTACCAGCAGTAGCATCACATCCTCTGTATAGACCAGCTAAAAAGAATTGGTTACCATTGGTACGTACCACAATATGTGGACGGCCATAAGCTAAGATCTTAAATTGTTTGTGGAAAATAGGATCTTGTCTTTTTAATTGTACAGTCAATGTCTGAGTAAAGAATGTAGTACCATTATCACGTGATGTATTAACAGTAGTATCAAATCCATTCTGACCTTTTAACTCATACTTATATAGGTTATTGATAGTACCACCGATAGCAGTGATCTGATCATCTAATGGAGCAGTATCGTAGGTTACATCTCCACCTCCTGTACTAGGATCTGGATTGAAATCCCCGAAGTTAATAAAGTAGATCGCCTGGATTCCAGAGATACTATCTTTACACTGCTCAGTTCTTCCGTTTGAAATTATACAAGGCATTGTTTTAAGTATTAAAGAGGAGCAGTTACCCACTCCTCATGATTAATTATTATTAGTTAGCAGAGTTAGTAATACCGTAAGTTACGATATCTTCTACAGCACCATACTGAGCACCACCAGCCATACGCATGATAACACGTACATTTTGTGATCCATCAACATCTGACATATCAATAACTTTAACCTCATTCAAATCAGATAAGATTGAAGTACCAAAGAATAGGTTATCAGATGTAGTAGCGATAGCAGTATTTGAAGCTAATCCTGGAGCCCAGAAAATCTCAACTCCATCAATGCTTAATGCACCGTTGTTATACCACATTGTGCTCATGTTGTTAACACCAGTTCCTGGAGTAACAGCAGCAGAAGTACCAGCTACAGTAGAGAATCCACCTAATGCACGTACATATGCCTTAGCTATGTTTGTAGGTACAAAGATTTTTAAGTTAGGATTACCATAAAGAGTAGCAGGAATTGCATCAACAATTTTACCTAACTCAGTAACTACGTTTAATGCAGTAACTGTAGTACCAGCAACTTCTTGAGCAGCAGGTAAAGCAGCATCTAATGCAACTAAAGTAGAGATACCATCAAATGATCCAGAAGTACCAGTAGCACCTGTCCAGAATGCAGTTTCTACGTTAGCAGCAACTTTATCAGATACATAAGCGATCATATAATCAGCGAATGATTTAGGTAAAGTTTTGAAAGAAGAGAATCCCATCTCAGCAGCTTGCCATGTAGAGAAAAAATCTTTCTTACATAACTCAAGATTCACCTGTAGATCCTTAGTGATAAGTACTTTCTCAGTTAATGTAACTGTAGAAGGATCAGAGAATGAACAACTAGAATTCTTAAGGATTGCATCAGTAGAAACTTTTTGCAAAACTTGTTTGTAGTGTACGTTAGGTAGTACAGTTACTCCACCATTCTCAATGGTAGGAGCAGATAATAGAGCTGCAGATACATATTTCCCTGCGAACTCACCAGCATAAGTGGTTGTAATTGAAGTAGCCATTTTTTGTTTTTGTTTTTATTAATTGTTTAATTTATTTAAGATTCTATCCATAGTAGATTCCTTACGGCCCATTCCCCACTGGAAGTTAGCTGTTGGATTCTCTTTCTCTGGATTATGAGCTATAGGCTTAGCAGCAGGCTCATCAATTACTGGTGCCTCTTCTACTACAGGCTGCTCAGATAATTGTGCTTTCAATGCTTCATTCTCTGCCTTTAACTCTTCAATTTTACTGAATAACATCTCCTCAACTTGTGATTTAATGATCTTTTTAGGTTGAGCTGCAGGTGCCTCTTCAGACATCATTGGGGCCTCAGCTTCAGGAGCTTCAGGAGCCTCAACTTCTACCTCTACCTCAGGAGCTTGCTCCTCTTCTTTCTCTTTAATCTCAGCAATAACTCCCTCAGTAGCTACTACTAACATTCTTCCATCCTCTAGCTCATACTCACCTACAGGTAAAGCGATACGCTGCTCATCCTCAGTAACAATAAATACTTCCATACCTGGCTCGAATGCATCAGCCTCTAGTACAGTTACTCCATCCATTAACTTCATGGATGCTAGCTCTACCTTCTCCATTCCGAGAAGTGCAGAGATACGTGATAAAATTGATTCTTTCATGTTTTTTTATGTATAACTCATTAATTAATACTCTGTTCCATTTTTAGTTAATCTGCCTAACCTGTACTATGTTAGTGATGTTACCAGGATTCTCTGTAGTGATATCTCCAATACCCTGTGCCTGCAGTGTTCCATCACAGCATTTAGCAGAATACTTGCCATCCTTACATAGGCACCCTCTTTTGCCACCCTTAGGTGAACTCTTACTTGTTCTTTCTTTACTCATTTTCCTTGTCCTTTATATAATTTAATGTAATTTCTAGCCCCTTTCATATTGGATGCCTTGCATTTAGAATGAATCCCTGGCCTTTTTTTCCTGGGCTTTCTCACAAATGATATTCCTGTGGATGCTTTAACCTTCGCCATTCTGATCAATTTTAGATTTTGCCCAATTCAATGCAGCCTTTCCACCCCATAGTAGGTAGCTGATATATCCACAATCATTACTATCTCCCTGATCATAATATACCTCAGCTCTGGATAGGTAGCTGTACATTCTCTTAATGGTTTCCATACTCACTGCCTCCCCATTAGCTAACTGCTGTGCTCTAATCTTACCTACCTGAGTAGCACATTTATTGCCATTCCTTTCATTCAGTAGAATTCCTCTCTGTGCATTCCTCCTAACTACGGATGGATAATCATTATAGCTCATCTCCTCTAGCTCTTGCCCTCGCATCACCTTCTTAATCTGCTCTATTAGATATTCCTTCTCTTCATCCATAGTTTTTCTCATGGATGTTTCCATAGCCATCTCATACTTATCTGCGAAGTATCCCTCTATGCTGAATCCCTTTACCTCACCATCCTTAACTTTTTTCCATACATCCGGATTATTCACCTTCATGCTGATCATCCATGTACCTTTAGGTAGAGAGAATCCATAGGCTGCACTCTTATCTTTCTCAGGATTATCAATGATCCAGGATTCCACTACAGTCATTCCATCTATTTCTTTATCATGCTCATAGGTAGCTTTCTGATGGTTACTATTTATGAAAAACATCTCACTCGCTTTTCTTACTGTATCCTCACTGAAGTAGATATAGAATTCACCATGCTTAGGATTCTTTCTAAATATCTGCTTATTAGGAATTAATGCAGGGCCCATGAGTAGCTTTTTTTCCTTATCTACTGTAGCTAGCTCTATAGATTCCTTACTTAATTTGATGAAATTTTCCTCTATGGCTGGATCCTCTACTACGGATACAGCATATACTCCCATCTCTTTATCCTTTTCATCTAGGATCAATTCAATTATTTTCATTATAATGTAGCGTTTGTTATTCTATTTCTATCTAGTGCCTGTTGTGTAGTTACTTCTGCTCCTACCACATAGGCCTTAATTGGCTGCTGTTGTAACTGAGCTAACTGATTCAGCCCGTTGTTACCTACTACGTTAAAGTTAGGAGCCATCACTCCACCTCCTGTACCTCCTCCTGAAGTACCACCACCTCCACCTGCAGATGGGCCTGATGGAGCAGAGCCTCCTCCACCTATCTCTTTCAATGCCTTAGCTGTAGCAGCTACGTTAGCAGCTATTCCTAATCCTAATGCTACATTATTAGCTGCAATCACTGGAGCAGCAGATATTCCACTAGATGCAATAGCCTGAGGAGTAGCTAATGCACCTAAGTTAGCTAGCTTGTTAGCGATCACCATCTTAGCAATACCTGCAGCACTCTCAACTATTACAGCAGTTTTCTGAGCTGCTTTACTTTTACCAAATAATTCCTTAATCAAATTAGCTGCCTGGCTAGCTATATCAGCATATTGATTTTGAAGTGCAGCCTTCTGCTCATATGCAGCCATATCAGCCTCTACCTGTGCCTTTAATGCTGCCTCATTATCTGCTTTAATTCCATCCTGATATACTTTGTTATTAGCTCTGGATGCTGTCTGAAACTGCTCCATTGTAATTAACTCTGCATCTAATTTATTCTGCAGTTCTATCTGCTCCTTATCATATGCTAGTTTTCGGATGGCTGCCTCCTTATCTAGGCCCTCCTGCATAGCTGATATCTTAATCTCCTCGGCAGTGATGAATTGCTTAGTAGCTGCATCATCCATCTCCTTCATCATCTCCTGCAGTTTCTTTGCTTTATCCTTTTTAGCCTGGATCTCTAGATCATCATACTTCTTATTGATAGCTGCCGCCTCAACTCCATGTTGTTTCTGTAAATCAGATGTATCCTTACCTGCCTTATCAGCTAGATCATATAGTGCCTCATACTTATTACTAGTAGCCTGTAGCTCTTTCTGCCTAGCATCAGTTATATCTGCCTGTCTCTTAGCCTCAACAGCATCATAGTAGGCCTGTAGTTTATCATTGTATTCCTTTAGCTTAGCATCTGCTGCCTTATTGATTTCATCCTGTTGAGCTGCTGCTGATTTAGCGTTATCTAATGTAATTTGATTGATCTCTAACTGAGCTCCATCTATCTCACTCTTTGTCTTAGCCAGTGCTTTCTTTAATTCAACTATCTCCTTATCTGATTCTGCAGCTACCTCCTTAGGATCGAATACCATACCTGCTAATCCTTCGGATGCATACTCTGAAAAATCACTCAGATATTCATTAATGGTTTTGATTTTCAGCTCACTCTTACCTAATGCCTTTAATCCCTGGTTAATAGTAAGAATAGTACCATCTACCATTAGTGCAATAGCTCT